TTTGATTTTTTTAATAGATCAATTGTATCTTCAAAACTAACAAATTCTTTTTCATTTAAAATTTTCTTTAATATATCCTGTTGTTTATAACAATATAATTTTGTTTTTATATGAGATAACATTTTTGAAATATATTTGTTATTATTTTCATTATTAATAAAATTCTCAATCATTAATATATTAATTTGTGTTTGATGAGATAATTCATCTTCGTTTAACCCCCAAGTTTTTGTTTCTACTCTCATTTTTTTTTCCTTTTCATAATTTATTTTTTTTGTAAATTTATTATTTTGCGGTTCTTCTAATATTATTTTTTTAATATTAGAATTATTATTATCATTATTTGTCATTACTATATATTATAATGACAAATAATAAAATCAATATAAACATATTTTAATTATACATAGTTTACATATTATTATATAAAACTGAGTTAAAATCTATTTTACAATATAATGTATAATGAACCAAAATATACAACCAACAGATTGTAATGAGTTAAAAACACTTAAATATAAATCAATATTTACTACAAGTTTTAAAAGTTTACAAAATGACTTTCCACGTTCTGAAAGTAAATCATCTAGTGATTTAGCAAATTTAGATAAATTTCTTGAAAATGAAAAAATTACAAACTCAAATGAACCTTGGAGCAAATTAGATAAAACTGCAAAAATTAGAAAATTAATATTATTTGCAGATAACTATAAAGTTCTAAATGATTTAACTAATGTAGAATATGATAAACTTCTTTCTTTTTTTAAAGAATGTTTAGATAAAAAAAAATTACAACGGGTTAAAGATGTTAATTATAATAAAGATACTGGCGAAATAAAAAATATACCGGCGTTATTTTTTAATAAACCATTAATACATTTTACACTTAAAAATATAGATAAAAGAGTTTCTACTTTAAAAGGATTAGCTCCAAAGAAAAAACAAGGAACTGCCAAAAATTTAAAAAATATAGATGATTCTGACTCTGATAAAGATGAAATTAATAAAGATGATTAAATAATAATTATAGTTTTATTTATTATATACAATTGTAAATAATAAATTATAAAAAATAGTATAAAAATAAAATTATATATTATACATATGTTTGAAATAATTGATATTACTGATACAATTATACCTGAAACAGAAGTACAATACTTTAATGAGGATGAATTTTTGAAATTATATGAAACATGTTTATATTTAATGGAAGAATTTATTCAAGATTATCCTAGTTTTGTTTCTGAACCTGACTTTGAAGATATGTTTGACGAAAATATTCAAGAATTAATGTATTCACAATTTGATTTTGACATATTTTATACAGAAGATGCTGAAGATGAAATAAATAACATTATTGAATATTCTAAAGATGAATTTTTTAAACATTATATGCCACCACGTTCTTATTCTAATACAATTATTTTAGAAGACCCCCATAATAATTATATTACACAACAAATAAATGTTCTTAGAAATAAACCTCAACCAATTCAAAGAACAAAAGAATGGTACGAGTTTCGACATAATTTAATTACTGCTTCAAATGCCTATAAAGCATTTGAAAATCAAACAGTTAAGAACCAACTTATTTATGAAAAATGTCAACCATTAAATCCAACTTTATATAAAGAAGAAATAAAAGAAGTTATAATGGTTAATACTAACACTACGCTTCATTGGGGGCAAAAATATGAACCACTTTCAGTTAAAATTTATGAACATATTTACGATACAAAAATAGAAGATTTTGGATGCATTCAACATAAACATTTTTTATTTATTGGAGCATCTCCGGATGGAATTAATATTGACCCAAATTCAAAACGATATGGTCGCATGTTAGAAATTAAAAATATTGTTAATAGAATAATAGATGGAATACCTAAAAAAGAATATTGGGTTCAAATGCAACTTCAAATGGAAGTTTGTGAATTAAATGAATGTGACTTTTTAGAAACAAAATTTACAGAATATCCAGATTATACATCATTTTTATTTGATATACAAAATAATTTATCTGAAGATACAAATTTATGTTTATCAAAAGACAATTGTATGAAAGGACTAATGATTTACTTTCATACAAAAGAAGGTAAGCCATTTTATGTACATAAACCATTAAATATAATCCATTCTAATGATATTACATTGTGGCAAGAAAATATGGTAGATTATTATCAATCTACCTCTGAATTTAATTATACATATATAAAAACAAATTATTGGAAATTAGAAAAATTAAGTTGTGTGTTAGTTTGTAGAAATCAACAATGGTTTAAAGATAATGTTAAAGAATTAGAAAATATTTGGAATACTATTAAAACAGAAAGAGTTACTGGTTATGAACATCGGCAACCTAATCGCAGACCAAAAAAAACGGATAATACTGTAGATAAACCCTCCGATGGATGTTTGTTACATTTTAATAAAGAAACATGTAAAATAAATGTTATTAAAAAACAATCTACATCTACATCTAGTGAAATTTTAGATTTAAATTTAGATTTTGACAATATTTAAAAAAGAACATAATATTTTTGTATTATTTTATAGAGCAATAGGTAAATCATCCCTAATGAAAGTAGCTTCACCATTTCTATTCCAACTAACAACCATTGTAATTATCTCTACACCTGCTTCTACTGCTTGTTTAAACGCATCTCTATATTCGGGATCAATAACTGATGGTTGAAATCTATTAGTATCAGTTCTTTGTATAACATAACACATTATACAACGAATTTCTTCTTTTTTTATCAATGTTTCTTTTTTTATCAATGTTAATTCTCTAATATGTTTTAATGCTCTTGGACTAACAGGTTCAGAAGGTTTCTTGTTATTATTGTAAGGAAAATAGGATACTTTTGAATTAAAGTCTCTATCATTAAAATCCATTTTAGTCCTCTCTTTAAAGGTAACGTTTTCATAGTCTGCTAATGGAACATTTTTTACTTCCATTATAAATGGAATACAATTTTGGTCTATACCAGTAAAATCAAAACGAGAATCTATTTTATCTTTAACATAAATAGCAGTTTCTCTTCTATATTTTTTAATATTTTGTAATTTCGTCAGTAAGTTTGCGTTCAAAGCTGCTTCGGTTAATGTTTCGGCCAACTTTGGATGGATTCCAATAATTTGTTCATATTCTCTCTCTCTTAATACTGATAAGTATACAGTATGTGTACATTTCATATTTGCCTTATTTTTTGGTTTTGATTTTGAATTTGGACTTAGAGATATTAAAACAGATGCATTTACGTCAGCAAGTCCACAACAACCTAATGAAGCAGTATGACCTAAAACTTCTTCATCGTCGCATAAAATATCAGCAACATATGGAGTTTTGATATATTTTGAAGGGCGTTTAATAACTTGTCCTTCAATAAGATTATCTAATTTTATTAAAACTTGCATTCTTTGGATACTTATAATAAGTATTATAATTTTTAATTCAATTTTTAATTTTATTACATTTCTTTTTATAATAGGACAATTGCCTATGGAACACTTCTAAAATAACCAACTCGCACTCCAGGTCCTTCTTGCGCTGGAGGTAATGGCAAAGTAATATTTGTTTTACTATCTTTTTTATTTTTATATAACGCACCACAAAAATCCGCTGGCGAACAGGTTCCATTATCTGGATTATCATAATATTTTAAATTGTTAGTTACCTGTTTATATGAACCTAATTTAAATACTGGATAATGCCACCATATTTGATTATAATTATTAGTAGACCTTTCATTTTTATTTATTAGAGGATAATCATTTAATATTGCTTGGTTAACAGATTTTGGAAAAGTTCCAGGCGTTGATAAATCATACAATCCACTAAATCCTTCAATCTTTTTATATAAACTTAATGCTAATATAAGTATTACAAACATAATAGTTCCTATAATAAATTTATGTTTCATATAATATAAATGTATATAAAAACTTAATAATTTAATTTTAAAACTAACTTAAAATTAAACTGCCAATATATATTATACTATGGAAACAACATATATGCGTGTTACTAAAAGAAATGGTGAATTAGAAGAAATTGCGTTTGATAAAATTCAATCGCGAATTAAAAAATTGGGTGAAGAGGTATCAATTCATATAAATTATCAACAATTAGTTATGAAAGTAATTGATCAATTATACGATAAAATTTCAACAACAAAAATTGATGAATTAGCCGCTGAACAATGTGCCTCACTTTCTACCCTAAATCCTGATTACGGAATTCTTGCTGGACGCATTATTATTTCTAATCATCAAAAAAATACAAATGCGTTATTTTCAAATGTAGTAGAAGAATTATATAATTTTTATGATATTCATGGCAATCATAAACCATTAGTATCATTAGATTTATGGACATTTGTTAAAAAGAATGCTAACTATTTAAATGGTATGATTGATTATAATAGAGATTATTTAATTGATTATTTTGGGTTTAAAACTTTGGAAAGAGCGTATTTATTTAAAAAAGGAAAATATATTATTGAAAGACCACAACATATGTGGATGAGAGTTTCTGTCGGAATTCATGGCGATTTATTAAATAATCCTAATTCATTAGAACTCATTAAAGAAACATATAATTTAATGTCTCAAAAATTTTTTACACATGCTACCCCTACGCTTTTCAATGCCGGAACTCCACGACCACAAATGAGCTCTTGTTATTTATTGGCCATGGAAAATGACAGCATTGATGGAATTTTTAATACATTAAAAGATTGCGCCCATATTTCAAAATGGGCTGGAGGAATTGGATTACATGTTCATAATATTAGAGCAAAAGGAAGTCATATTCAAGGAACAAACGGAATATCTAATGGATTAGTTCCTATGTTACGAGTATTTAATAATACTGCTCGATATGTCGACCAAGGAGGTAATAAGCGTAATGGTTCATTTGCCATTTATTTGGAACCTTGGCACGCTGATATTTTTGATTTCTTAGAAATGCGCAAAAATCACGGAGATGAAGAAACAAAAGGGCGTGATTTATTTTATGCTTTGTGGGTTTCTGATTTATTTATGGAAAGAGTTAAAGATAAAAATGGCAAATGGTCATTATTTTGTCCACATGAATGTCCAGGATTATCTGATGTTTATGGGGAAAATTTTAAAAATTTATATGAATCTTACGAAAAAAAGGGCAAATCTAGAAAGACTATTAATGCGCGCGAATTGTGGTTTGCTATTTTAGATGCTCAAATGGAAACAGGGACACCATATTTACTTTACAAGGATGCGGCTAATATAAAATCTAATCAACAAAATCTTGGAACAATTAAATCGTCAAATTTATGCTGTGAGATCCTAGAATACTCTGATAGTACTGAAACCGCAGTTTGTAATCTAGCGTCCGTTGCCTTACCAGCATTTGTTAATCAACAAACAAAACAATTTGATTATGATAAACTTCATCAAGTTACTAAAGTAGTAACTAACAACTTAAATAAAGTTATTGATATTAATTTTTATCCTACTGAGAAAACAAAAAAAAGTAATTTAAGACATAGACCTATTGGCATTGGTGTACAAGGTTTAGCAGATGCTTTTATTTTAATGGATATTCCATTTCATTCTGAAGAAGCCAAAAGTGTTAATAAACTAATATTTGAAACTATTTATCACGCATCTCTTGAAAAAAGCAATGAAATTTCTTTTGAAAGAGGTGAAAAAATTAAATTATTAGATACAACCTCTATTGAAAGTGTTCTTAACGAATATGAATATTCTACATTAAATCGTGATAATAGAGATTTATTTGGCGCTTATATTTCATTTGAGGGATCCCCTACATCTAAAGGAATTCTTCAATTTGATCTTTGGAATGTGAGTCCTAGTAATCGTTATGATTGGGATATTCTTAAAAAATCAATACAAAAATATGGATTACGAAACTCTTTGTTAGTTGCTCCAATGCCAACAGCATCTACATCACAAATTCTAGGATATAATGAATGTTTTGAACCATTTACAAGCAATTTATACTCCCGCAGAACATTAGCAGGAGAATTTGTGGTTGTTAATAAATATTTAATGAAAGAACTTATTGAATTAGGTCATTGGAATGAACAAATAAAAAATAATATTATTGCAAACAAAGGTTCTATTCAACAAATGACATTTTTATCACAGCATATTCGTAATAAATATAAGATTGTTTGGGAAATGCCTATGAAACATATTATAGATATGGCAGCTGATAGAGGTCCATTTATTTGCCAAAGTCAAAGTTTAAATTTATGGATAGAAGAACCTGTTTATAGCAAATTAACATCTATGCACTTTTATGCTTGGGAAAAAGGATTAAAAACTGGCATTTATTACTTAAGAAGAAAAGCAAAACATCAGGCTCAACAATTTACAATTGAACCAACTGCGATAGAAAAAGAAGATATTTGTGAATCTTGTTCCGCTTAGAAATAAATTATGTTTTATTTTTTGTGTTTACAATAGATAATCTTTTTCTTGTTTTTGATACTAATTTATATAATTTTGCTTTTTTAGTTTTATTATATTTACAAGTATATCCTAAAGGAGAAATTTTTTTTATATAATTAGTTATTATTTTATTTGTGCCACAAATATCAAATCCATTATTTAAAGACATACAATATACTCTTAAACAAACAATAGCATCTATTAAAGCATTATGAAGAAATTTTTTGTTTGGTTCATATCCAAAATAATATTTGTACGCTTCTATTAATTTTGGATATTTAAAAACTTTTTGGTCTTCTGTTTTTTTGGTCACATGTAAAACTTGTTTTAAAATAGGGGTTGTTATTTTCATTGTACACGCAAAATTATTATTATTCATCATTTGTTTAATTTGTTTCATTTTTTGAACTTTATCTTCTTTAGATGTTCTTATTAGTTCGGCAATAATCATTGTTCTATCAAATTGAACATTATGTCCAACAACTACATCCGCTTTACTAAAATCATTCATAAATTCATTTAAAGCATCATCTATTTTTGCTTTATTTACATTAGTAGCATTTAAAATTGTTTCTCTTGTTATATGATGAATTTTAATTGTTTCTTCAGTTATTGTAATATTATCAGGAATATCAATATATTTATTAAAAATTTTAGAACTAGATGAATTGTTGGTATCATATAAAACATAACTTAATTGAATAATTGATGGACAAATATTAATATATGTAGACCACAAAGAATTGTTATTTTTATAATCAACAAAACTTAGTAATTTTTTACTATTTTTTTCGCGCATTAACATTGTATTTGTATTTGTTTCAGTATCAAATGCCAATATTTTTACCATTAATATAATATTATATTGTAAAAAAATATTATATTAATTATTACATTTATTATTTATATTCCTT